CATTTCCTCGAGGATGTAATAACTTGCAAAAATATACATCGACTTCTCATATCTATGAAAAGGGAACGCCTATACATGTTCGAGGTGCTCTACTATATAATTATATGTTGGACAAGAACAAAGTCGGACATAAGTATGAACATGTGCAGGATGGTGACAAAATTAAATTTTTGTATTTGAAAGAGCCTAACACATTGGGTGAAAATACAATTGCTTTTAACTCCAAACTTCCTGTAGAATTTGACTTACACAAATATGTTGACTATGAGACTATTTTTGAAAAGTCTTTTGTTGAGCCCTTGAACACAATAGCAAAAGGTCTTGGTTGGAATACCAGGCCCGTTGCAACACTGGAGGATTTATTCTCGTGAGTCCGGTGACAAAACTAAATTATCCTTTGAACCGTGATAGGTTGCTAGTTTTGGCGGACAGCATAAAGGAAGAAGCCAAACCATATTCTGACCCAAGATATGAAAAAAGTCTTGACACATGGTTAATTTTAAAGTATAGTGATTCTTATATACAACAAATTATGGATGATTTTAATGTTGATGGCAGTTCAAGATTTTATTGGCAGGAGCCCAACTCTGTTTTGCCTATGCACGTTGATAACAATACAACCTGCTCTATAAATTTTGTTCTTACAGACGACCCTGCACCTGTAATTGTTGAGGATACAGAATATACTTATGAACAATGTGTTCTTGACACAACAAAATTACATGGTGTAAATACAGACGATGAAGAAAGAATTATATTGAAAATAAGTATTTTTGATGAGTCCTATGAAGATTTAATTAAACGGATACCCTACACATGCTAGAAGATTATTTTTATGAAAATATTGCCAATCTGACAACAGATTATGAAATGTTTTGTTTGGCACAAGGGGGCGACCAACTATACAGACAAAAAAAGTTTGTTCAATTAAAATCCGCCGCAGAGATAAGACTGCCTAAAGGTGAAATATCATATGACGGTGGTGCATATGGTATTCGTGTATCTGCAATGATGTTTGAAGATGATTTGGAATGGCCTGATTTTTTAAAGGAGACTGCTCAATCTATAAAGGAAAGATATAAAGGTGATGGCGCACAATTTTTGTATGTTCCTTATGGAGAAGAAGTTGCAGTGCATAAAGATGTGCCTAATGTAAGAGAATGTAATGTATCTTTTCCTATTACACGAGATAATGCACCTACAGATTTTTATGAAAGTCCCTACAGCCATAGGCCAATTTATAGCTGTCAGTATAGTAAACCAGTTTTGTTAAATACACAAAAGTATCATGGCATCAAAGCCATAAATAAAGATAGGATTGTTTTTCAAATATCATATCAAAGACCTTACGAGGAAGTAAGAGAAATGCTTCTTGATATTCACGATCCTAGAAAATGTATAGGAGTAAATTATGAGCTTAATTGACAAACTAAAAAAGAACTCTACGATTAAAGAATCGGCAGTTCTTACAAAATCCAAATTTTTCGGCACAAAGGATTTAATTCAAACATCTGTCCCTGCTTTAAATGTAGCATTGTCAGGTCGTTTGGATGGTGGTCTTACGCCTGGACTGACAGTATTTGCAGGGCCGTCAAAGCACTTTAAAACAGCCTTTGCAATGCTACTTGCTAAGTCTTACTTAGATAAGTTTGATGATGCTGTCGTATTGTTTTACGATTCAGAGTTTGGTGCGCCGCAAGGTTACTTTACAAGTTTCGGTATTGACACTGATAGAGTTGTGCATACACCTATCACTGATATTGAACAACTAAAACATGATGTGATGTCACAGTTGAATGGCATTGAAAGAGGCGATCATGTTATGGTCGTTGTAGATTCAGTAGGTAACTTAGCTTCCAAGAAAGAAGTTGATGATGCACTTGAAGGTAAGTCGGTTGCAGATATGACAAGGGCAAAACAAATGAAGTCCTTGTTCCGTATGATTACACCCCACCTTACAATCAAGGATATTCCTGCTGTTGTTGTTAACCATACTTACAAAGAGATTGGTTTGTTCCCTAAAGATGTTGTATCAGGCGGCACAGGTATTTACTATTCTGCAGATAACATCTTTATTATTGGACGCCAACAGGATAAAGTAGGCACTGAAATTAAAGGCTACAATTTTATTATTAATGTTGAAAAGTCTCGGTATGTTCGTGAGAAGTCTAAGATTCCTGTAGAAGTTTCCTGGGAAGGCGGCATCAGCAAATGGTCAGGGCTGTTGGATATGGCACTTGAATCTGGTCACGTTGTAAAGCCTAGTAATGGCTGGTTCCAAATTAAAACTGATGGTGAGGATGGCAAAAAGTATCGCACAAAAGATACATATAGCAAAGACTTTTGGCTTCCTATTCTTGCAGACAAAACATTTACAGACTGGATTACCTCTCGTTATCTAATTGCAAGTGGTGATATTATTCAGGATGAAGTTTCCGAGGATGATATCGCGGAAGCCTATACTGATGCTTAATGATCTTGCAAATGTATTTAATAATTTAGAAGAACTAGATTATGAATACATTGACGCTGGTAGTCAAATTTGGGTAGTGGATAATTTTTTACCTCAGTACATTTTTGATGAAATTTTAAAAGAAAATGACAACCCTGTAGCATGGGAACGAGATCAACTTATTAAGCATCCTTTACCTGAGGTTCTTAGATATGAGAACAATAAGTTTTATGACATGCCAGTAACTGAGGCGGTCACTAATCATTTAAATTCAGGTAAGTTTATGCGGTGGGTGGAAAAACTTTGTCACGAGGATGGTTTGTTGCCTGACCCTTATGTTTGGGGAGGCGGTATTGTTAAAATGCCAAGAGGTAAAACAATTACCTTACATACAGATTTTACATGGAACGCAAAAATACGATGTGAACATTATATGAACATTGCCTTATATTTAAATGAGGAGTGGCGTCCAGAGTGGAATGGTAGTTTACAGTTTTGGAACAATAATTCTACAGAATGCCTTGCTGATATAGATATCAAACCCAATAGATTAATCTTCTGGGACAACCCTACAAAAGTTATTCATGGATTTGCAGAAGGTTTGAACTGCCCTGAGGATATTACCAGGGATGTCCTAATGGTATTTTATTATAAAAGCAATAGTTTCCCCGATGAAAAACCTTCCAAGTCCACACTTAATCGGAAAGATATCTGATGGCTGATAATTCAAAAATTATAATTTCTCTGACAGACATACTCGATCAAAGAATTCGTAAAGAACAAGAAATTGAGTATTATGAAGATGAATTAAAAAAGATAGAAAGTAAATTGTTTTTTCTACGCAAGGAAAAAGAACTGACAGAATTAATCATCCAAATTATAGAGGATGAAAAGGTCATAGATTTACAAGAGCATTTATTAGAGAAAAAAACTGATGGCTGATGTAGTGGGTCTATGTGACCGTTGTGAGGCAGAAATACTTGAAACTGATGCCGCAATGTGTTTTACTGGTGGAGATGTTGACACATATTTGTGTGAATCCTGTATAGAAGAAATTAAACGTGAATGGTTAAATGAGAATAGAGACACAAATATTATCGAATCTGATTAATGATGAAACTTATGTTAGGAAAGTTATTCCTTTCCTAAAAGAAGAATATTTTTCAGACTCCGAGGACAGAAAAGTTTTCACTGTTATTAAGGACTTTGTTGAAAAATACAACAGCCCCCCTAACAAAAGTGCCTTGTTAATTAGTTTGCAAGAAGATAGAACTGTCACAGAGGACTTATATGTTAAATGTGAAACAGTCATTAATAGTTTGCGTACGGATAAAGATACAGATGCACAATGGCTTGAGGATGAAACTGAAAAGTTTTGCAAAGACAAGGCTGTTTACAATGCAATCATGCAGTCGATTCAGATTATTGATGGGTCAGAAAAGAATCTAAGTAAAGATGCATTGCCTAGTATTTTATCTGAGGCTCTCGGTGTTGGCTTTGACAGTAACGTAGGTCATGATTACATTGAAAACGCAGAATCTCGCTATGAATTTTATCATCGGCTTGAAGAAAAAATGCCTTTCGACTTGGACTTCTTCAATAAAATTACTGAAGGTGGTTTATCTAATAAAACATTGAACATTGCACTTGCAGGCACAGGCGTGGGTAAGTCCTTGTTTATGTGTCATATGGCGGCTGGTGCAATTGCACAAGGTAAAAATGTTTTGTATATTACACTTGAAATGGCAGAGGAACGTATTGCAGAACGTATTGATGCAAACATGATGAACGTGGCTATTCAAGATTTGAAAGACTTGTCAAAGTCTATGTTTACACAACGTATTGACAAAATTAAGAACAAGATTGAAGGTCGTCTTGTCATTAAAGAATATCCTACAGCTTCGGCACATGCTGGACACTTTAAAGCATTGTTGTCAGAGTTGAAGTTAAAGAGAACATTTGTTCCTGATATTATCTTCATTGATTATCTGAACATTTGTGCGAGTTCCCGCTTCCGGGCAAATGCTAATGCTAACTCCTATACTATCATTAAGAGCATTGCCGAAGAGTTGCGGGGACTCGCAGTTGAATTTGATTTGCCTATTGTCAGTGCTACACAAACAACAAGAAGTGGTTATGCAAATAGTGATGTAGAACTGACAGATACATCTGAGTCTTTTGGTTTGCCTGCAACGGCTGACTTGATGTTTGCTCTTATCTCCACAGAGGAGTTAGAACAACAAGGTCAAATTATGGTGAAACAGTTGAAGAACAGATATTCAGATCCGACAAAGAACAAACGTTTTATGGTCGGTGTAGATAGAAGCAAGATGCGTCTGTATGATTTGGATACTGAAGCACAGAAAACTATTTCGGACTCTGGTCAAGATGATGACACTGCATTGTTTGATAAAACTGAATTTAATATCCGCCGAGTGGAAGATTATTCAAGCATCAAGTTTTAATACTAAATAGTATGTATGACATATGATGCAATCTTTATCAATAGCCATCCTGTAGAAAATACAAAAGTTAGAGGGCTAGGTCCTCACTTGTTGGCAAATGAATTACGCCGCCATGGTTACACTGCCATGGTGTTAGATTATATTGAACACTGGACATTAGAAGAATATAATACGGCAATGGAAAAATTTGTCGGAAAAAATACACGACTTATAGGATTTTCTTTAACATGGGCATATGCAGGTTTAGGTAGCGAAACTAAAGTAGGGTTAGGAATATATTATGATAAGGATATTTCAGGTGATACTCTTGTAGGAAACTATCTAGTAAATGGCAACATGAACAGAATGCTTTCTATGGTTCCAAGATTCAATGATACTGAACCACCTAAAGTTATGGTAGGAGGTAGTAAAGCTAGAACAATTGAAAAAATGTTTGACGAACGTGTTGACCATGTTATGGCAGGGTATAGTGAAACACAAATAATAGATCTAATGGAAGGTAAGGAATTGCCTCGCATTATTGACCATGATACCAAGGCTCATTGTGAACATACAGGTTATGATTTTGCAGTTGCAAAAACACAATGGGCTAAAGAAACTTTTTTGTCCTCTGATGAAATTGTGCCTATTGAATGTTCCCGAGGTTGTAGATTTAAATGTAAGTTCTGCAACTTTCCTTTGATAGGAATGAAACATGTAGCTGCCTATACAAAGACTAAAGAAACTTTTAGAGACGAACTAGTACGCAATTATGAAAATTTTGGTATAACTAAGTATTCAATTCAGGACGATACTTTTAACGATAGAATAGAAAAAGTAAGATTGTTTGCAGAAGTTGTGGATTCACTTCCTTTCGATATTAAGTTTTGGTGTTATTTAAGAGCGGATATGCTCGTGACACAACCCGAACAAAAAGAATTACTACATCAAATGGGATTGTGTGCAACATGGTTTGGCATTGAAACATATTGTAGAAAAGCAGGGCAGGTTGTTGGTAAAGGAACAGATCCTGAAAAAATAAAAGAAATGCTGTATGAGGTAAGGGACATGTGGAAAGGTGATGTCTTTATTCAACAGGGTTACATTGTTGGTTTGCCCCATGAAACAAAAAAAGACGTTGCTGAAAGTGTTGAATGGCTTTCCAAAGATACATGTCCTGTTGACAATGCTTTAATGATACCTTTATTCATTGCACCTAAAGAAGTGCAGAAACAATATCATATTAATTATCTTTCGGAGTTTGATAGAACATATCAAATGTATGGTTATGAGTTTCCTGATGCACATAAAGCACCTGAGACTCCTGTAGAAAGAGCCGCAGAGATTTCAATGTGGACAAAGAATGATGACACAGATATAAATTCTTTTCAGGAAGCATATATGCTAACACAAAAATATCAACCTATATTGGATAAGAAAAAACCAATATATCCTGTAGAAGATTTTTATGAAAGTGCGCGGCAAAACTTTACCAATTTGAGAGAAACATATATTACACCTCTTTTAAACTTATAAATAAAAAAAGTAAGGAGAATATTATGATAGATTTTATTACATCCAGAATTAAAGAACGGACATCTATTGACGGTCTTATTCTTATTGGAGCAGGAATTACTTTCCTAATTTTAAAACCAATTGCAAACTTAGTCGCCCT